GGAAGCGACAAGATTCCATATAGCAACTGCATTGCATTTGATATGGAACACGGAGATGCAAACTGTTTGTCAAAATACTTTCGAGATAGATTTGACTATCTTCATGCCTCTCAATGCCTTGAGCATATGCACAATCCGTTTGATGCTATACTGGAATGGATTAAGGTTGTTAGAAAAGGCGGACACCTAATCGTATCTATTCCTGATTGGGATTTGTATGAAGGAAACAAATGGCCCTCACGATACAATCCAGACCACAAAAGCACTTGGAGTTTCACGCATGAAACAAGCCCTGCGAAATACCATGTGAACATCTACAAATTCTTGGACTACCTAAAGCCACATTGCTATGCCAAAAGAGCAATGCTTGTGGACAACAATTACGACTACAGCCTCGGATCAAATGTAGATCAGACATTTATCGAGTCAAATAATGTAGAAGCCTTCATTGAACTCGTTCTTTGTAAGACATAATTGTTCAACCATAAATAGCCTTAAACTTGCTAAAGGCTTGCTTCCATCCTTTAGTATCTGACTTATTGTTAGTATTAAGAGCTTTAGTAGCAGTGCTGCTATCTAGGTTAAGTCTTTCTCTGGCTAGTGCGAGTAGCCCCATCCCTGCGTCAGCAATATCTGGAGATATACCGAAGCGTTGCTTCATCTCGGATTTGGGTAGAACCTTAATGCGTAATGCTAGGTTCTTCTCTCCGTTTGGATCAAGTTTCCGCATACACATCTCTCGCATCAGTTCATCGCCGATACCTTTGACTTGACCAGTTCGCATATATTCCTTCGCGGAATACCAAATCTCCGAAACGGAATTCACATACCTTTCGTGTGACGGGGTTGGATCGTATGCCGATACAGGCTTATCCGAAGCTCTGCCGCCGAACTGTAAACCATATACATCTTTTGACCAAGCAACGGATATAAAGTCACCTAGCGGCCCACCAGCACCAGACTTATCGTATCCCGCATTACGAGGTTGAACACCCCTAGCCATGCATTCATTACGGAACCATTGGACTACCTGCTGTGAACGAGTCATGGATTGGTCAGTAACATCCTCTTGGAAGATCAAGAACTCATCGTATTGAAGCCCCTTGTATCCGTGAGGTTCAGCCAGCTTTCCAACCGTTCCAAAGTATAGAACCGTTCTATCACCGCCATTTGTGAATGACGGGTCAAGGAATGCAACCCTCGCCTTCTCGTTGTCGAGCCATATAGCTTTATCGGTGGCCTTTGAATTAAGTATCTCAATTTCCGAGTAAATCTGATCGGTGATGCCAGCGGGACACCAGAAGCCACGATACATTCGCCAGAACGAAGATGTATTCCTAGCCTCTTCTGGAATCTTCTCGAAATCTTGTGGGCCTTCCATCCAAGAATAAATCTTCTTCTTGGCTATCATGTTTGGGTTTTTTAACCCATCGAAGTGCAGACATACGCCGCGAACAGTATCCCACTGCTCATCATCAACAGTAATAGTTTCCCACCCGTCTTTAGGTTTTGCGAACTTACCGAATGCGTCCACATACGAAGCAGGGTTAGAAATACCTATGAACTGGAAGCGTTCGCAACCTTTGGACAAGTTGAAGAATGCAACCTCCGTAATGGCTTCCGAAAGTTCAGATAACTCGTCAGCAACAAAGATAACATTCTTATTGTGGATACCCTGCATCTTACCAGTAGCATCACGCTCCTTCTTCTTTTCACCGGGGATAAGAACGATGCCAGACAAGTCAGAACGCTTTCCGTCCCTGCCTACATAGCTGATCTTATTCTCTGAATCCACTAGATGTCCCGGCAAGCCTAGTTGTTCGCATACTCCCCAATACCTAGTAATCTTGCCCCAGATGCGTTGCTTTGATGCTTTAATCGTAGTTGATGTAGCTAGGACTGTAGTATCCTCTGGGCTTGCTAGGTAGTTAATGATTGCCCATATAGCGTAAGCCTCCGACTTACCGCAACCACCAGAACCAGCAATGGCCAGATACTCATGCTCGCAAGCTGCTCGTATCATTCGTTCAGCCCAAGGATGCCAGACAAAGTTGACCGATGCCTTGCTATCCTTCTCAGGCCACAATGCCCTAGCGATTCTTTGGAAGTGGTGGAATGTATCGTATCCGCCAGTATCTTTAGGAATCCTGCCTTTGATCTTTTCTCTAAACATCGCAAGTTCGATTGCGATTTGGTGTGTTCCTTTTTTCCAGTTAAACCCGTAAAGGTGAAGGTATCCGTCAATCGGATCACCGTAAATTGGTGCTGAATTCATCTAGCTCACTTTACAAAATTATAAAATTCTTTCAATTATTTCTTGAAAATAAGTCATATTATAATAGTATATCAGAAGTGATGAACATACTTCAGGAACTTGGTTTTCAAAAAACAAAGGCGGAACTTTATATTGACGAACATCGTCAATCTGTTTTATTTGATGTGATTGTTAAACCCGAAGATTATGTCAATGGAACTAAGTGTAACCCTACAAAATCTCCTCTTGCTCTGGCTTTGCAAAGGGCAGTTGAAGGAACTCCGTATAGGGTGGAAAGAGCGGGTTTTAAAGTTCTCGTTATTTCTCGCGGTGTTTACGAGTATGCTTTCTTTATGCCTCGGCGGGTGTGGCGGAAGGTAAGCGGGTTTGAATTTGACGATGCTATTCCTTCTGGGCCGATTAAATTCACGGCTGAGTTTGAAATGATTTTTTAAAATATGAAGCTAGTTATACCTGTATCGAAACATGATCGGCATTTGATCCCTGATTTCATCAGTGCGATTAATAAATTTCCAGTTGGTGTAGAGCATAGCTTACTGGTCATTGGCTCCAAAGAAAACGAGGAAGTTATCATTGGATTTGAGAAACAAATTAAGCATTTGTTTGAATCATCTGAAGTCCATATTATTCCAGACACAATGCTTGGTTGGCCGATGTCTTGCAATTTTTACTTCCAGCAGGCTTGCGCTTATCTTTACAAGGACAAAGAAACAGATGCTTTTCTTTGGTTTGAGTTGGACACAGTTCCCGTTCGTGAGAACTGGCTTGATTTAATTGCGTTTGAATATTACGCAGATACAACTAGGGCGGTGAAGGAAAAGCGTGAGCCTTTGATTTATCTCGGAGCAAAGGAGCGGGTCTATGAAGGTAGGAATGGAGAGCTTATTCCAGAGTCAGTGGCTGGACACAAGATGGCTCAAGTTGGAGTGTATTCCACAAAAATCTGCTCTGCACCTGTATTAAATTCCCTCTCTGTATCAAATAGGCACTGGACTAACATTATCCAATGGTATGTCGTGAACAGGATGAAGGAATCAAATCTCATCCAAAATAATTGGAGAACAGAAAAGTATCGCAATATTAACGGAGAAATGATATGTGATTCTATCTCTAATTTAGCATGGGATGTCCATTGGAATAAACCAGTAAGCGAGGACGCAGTTCTCGTTCACGGGTGCAAAGATGGTTCACTTGTTAAGTTATTGTTGAACAATACCAATAAAGAGGATATGAAAGTTGCAAAGAACTTAACAGTTGAGGAAGCGCAAGAAATCGCTGAAGGCATAGAAGACATTGATAAATCTGAACTTGAAAAGAAAATGAGGATTTATCAGAAGCGAATAGCCAACTTAAAGTTCTTCCAAAAGAAACCAACAAAGGAAGACAATAATGAGTGATCGACTAGAAACAATTTCAAAAAGCGGGAAAGCTCCAGTGTCCCGCATTAAGGACGCTAAATCAGCTTATGAGATTTGGGAGACTCTACGACGAGCGGATGCCGTCTCAGCTTTTGACCGCAGCAAGATTGACGCTGCTTACGACAACGAACGCCCATACGACGAGAGGGCGCTTATCAACGCAGGGCAAGCCTACCGAGTCAATGTATCGTGGGGGTTTGCGAAGCAAGTTCTCGACACGGCGCTTGCGGGGTATGTTGACATCATTAATGCGCCTCAAACATTCTTCCGTTGCCCGACTCTTTACGGAAGCCAAACGGAGCGTGACGAACTTGAGCAAGTAGTAGCGCAGGAAGTAACTGCTGCTATTCGTTCTTGGCGTAACTTCTTCCCTACATATCTTAAACTCTGCAACAGCTTCATCAAGCATGGAGTTGGAGTATCCTTGTTTAATGATGAGTGGGATTGGCGATGGAAGTCAACGGATATGTCTGACTTCAAGATTCCTCGTAAAACAGAAATCGGTCAGGACAACATTGATGTCGCTGCCTGCTTGCGCTTCTATTCTCCTACGCAACTTTATCAATTGATTAAAGATGAAGAGACTGCAAAGATTAACGGATTCAATATTGAGGCTTGCCGTAAAGCAATCATATCGTCTGTAAATAATAACAACAATTACTACAACTTCCGCCAGTATGATTGGGAGAAGTTGGAGATGGAGCTTCGTAACAACGACTTGTTCTTTACGACTCAAGCCGCGAACCAGCAGTCAATTCGGGTTGTTCATTTGTGGGTAACTGAATTTGATGGAAGGGTTTCGCACTACATGATTAACGATGACAATGGAGTGCAAGATTTCTTGTTTAAGAAGATCGGTAGATTTGAGAATAGCTACCAAGCCTACACTGTCTTTACCTACGGAGTAGGAACCAACGGATATTATCACGGTGTTCGCGGCCAAGGCTATGATGTCTTTGCAATTAACGGCGCATTGAATCGCGCATACTGCTCTCTTCTTGAGATCGCATCCTTCGGAAGTGCGCCTACATTCCAGCCTAAAGATGAGACGGCATTACAAGA